GGAGGAAGCGGTAGAGGAAGAGGAAGAGGAAGAGGAGGAAGCGGTAGAGGAAGAGGAAGAGGAGGAAGCGGTAGAGGAAGAGGAGGAAGCGGTAGAGGAAGAGGAGGAAGCCGAGGAGGGGGGCGTGCGGGGGGCTACCAGCGAAGCTGGTGTTGCGACTGCGTCGCTAGCCCCCGCAGAGGAGGAAGAGGAAGAGGAAGCTGAGGAGGGGGGCGCAGAGGAAGACGAAGAGGTGTATGAGATTATTATCAAGGGCAAGACGTATTACACTTCAAATGAACAGTCCGGGGTAATTTATGGTGTCGACGCGAACGGAGACGTGAGTATGGAGGTCGGAGTGTTCAAGGACGGAAAGGCAGTATTTAACAAGTAAAATAAAAAAATCACCATAACTTTGAAATGCGCTGTGTTTTGTTTCGTATAACCCTATTTTTTTTAGTTCCGCCTTTCTTTACCTTTTCCTTTTCTTTCTCTTTCTCTTTATCCTTTTCTTTCTCCAATACCTTAATCAACGGGTCGTGTTGCAATGCGTAAACTTCATCATTCATGATTTGATTGAATTTGATAAGCAGCAATTCATCTCTGAATGTGCACAAATCAAGTTCTGTATCATTATCATCTGTAACATAACCATCTACCAAATCGATATAGAAATAAACTTCATATTTTGGTGTCTTTACGTTGTTATTATCAAAAATAATACCTGCCGCATCTCTCGTTACATCTGGTTTCAAATCTGTTTTTTGTATACGTGCCACTAAATTTTTAACCATATGTGGATATATTGAGTTTTCATCAAACTCTCCTTTGAATTCAGGTGGTTGATTTTCATCAAATAATTTTTTTTTTTTAAGGTTAATCATATTTTTTATAACTTGTAAGTTTTTATTAATAGCGCCTGTTAGACTTTTGAAATTTTCATTTTTATATTTTTCATTACCAAACATCGCGCTATCTAATTCTAAATATCGTGTTTCGTCTTCGATTGTAATAAATTTATTATTGTTATCAGTCAAATCTTTAATCAATGATTGTATTGAACTATGAATAGATACTATTCCGCTTTTTATAATAATATCAGCAGTTCGATTCATTTCTACAATAAACTCGGGAGTTGTTTCGTAGTTATAAGCCAAACGTTTATCTATTAAATCAGTTATTGTTTTTTTTCGGTCATCTGCTTTAATAGTCCCTAATTTATCAATTTCAGCTTCTACCTTTGTATCTGGCAATACAGTTAGCTTTAATATAATCAAATGTGCAAGTAGACCATCTAATGCATTTCTATTTCGTATAACGTTCTCTGTAGTTGTAGTAAGTTCCTTTTCATTTGAAATGTATTTGATGATTTTCTCTATATTGTCATCTAATATAATAAGGTTTTTATCAATTTTATTCCATGCGCCGATTATGCGTGTTTTTTGACCTGTATTATCCTTACGACGATTTTCTATACTACGTTTTTCATTCCCTTTCCACGCAGTAAAGTCCTTATAGTCTCTAACCAATTGCTTTGTAACATAATGATTGTATATATCATCTATCCATACAACCTTAGCAATTGTGTATTTCTTTGAACCGATTGACAAATAAGAGTATTTATTTATATTGTATAATTTGTCTATATAATCCTTCTCTAAACTGGAAGTAACATTACCGTTTATTGGAAATGTATTGAATATCATGCGTAACATTGTTTTAATATTTAACTCAATATATTTTATCCGTTTTTCATCTCCTTCCAGACTCGCATATGTATCATCTTCATCTTTAGTTTTCATCATCTCTTTTGTGTATCTAACAAACGTATCCTTTATAAAAAAATAGTCAAGTATGTCATTATACGGTTTATTAATCAGGAATCCTTGACGTATTCGAATGGTATCAGTTATATATGGATATTCATTGTATAGTTTTGCATTTATGGAACTTGAGACAATTACTTTGGATGTTAATGAAACATTTGCTTGGTCGGGTATATTTGTTGAAACTAATATATTGATTGTCTCAGCCACGACATCTTTATCTTTTTGAGTTGCCATTGCTATATAACATATAATGTCATTTTTTAATATGATATTATAACGTTTATTGTGGTTGTTGTTTCGCGCGTTCAAGAACCTCTTTCGCCTTTTTAACTTCTTCTTCGGTAACTTTGCTATCTAGGTCTAAATGATATTGCGTGAACGCTTCCGGCAGACAACAGAACGGACTTTCTTCATTTAGTAAGTAATCTACTAGCACTATAAAGGATACTGTAACTAACAGTGCTATATAAATGTCTCTTGTTCCCATCCAAGCGATTGCGAATACTAAGATTTGTTTGCTAAATGTGTGTTTCAAATATAGTTCAACGTTTTTACTGAGTTTCAGATTTACGAATCTAGACGCAATATTGATGATGATTATCATGAGTCCTGCAAACACTTTACTCTTGTTGACTGTGTCAACATGATTATGGACGACATTAAATAGTGAGTTCTTAAGCTTTTTGAAGTTCATTATTTATTATTTCTTTATAATAGCCCAAGAAAAAATCGTATCGTTCGAATCCTTAGGGCGAATCAAATCCTCTTCTAGTTTTAGTTTTTTAGATATTATAGAGAACTTGCAATTTGACGCACATGGGTTGCAGGGCGTATCCTCGAATGCAAGTTCTGGAAAAACGTGTTCCGCCATCTCAATCTTCACCGGAACACCCTTTTTCACGAGCGTTCCAGCAGAGCAATGGCTTTCTCTGAACATTTTCTGATTGTTCAAGAGCTCGGCATTGAGACGTTTGTATACCTCGGGTTCATATGGCGTCAGTGTCATATCCCATAGAAACCCTTCCGATACATTTAGCATATGTTCAAAATTATCCTGTTGATAATAATAAATCGTCGAAACACACAAAAACAAACCAACAGTTCTGTCTAGCTTTGTATAATACACAATTAAGGATATTGCTAACAATCTGCCTAAACTTGTGTGACTGAATGGTATCATTCTATCAGGGTAAAATACAAATAGAGCTATCAAAATTATTACAATATAATCAACAACCATTATACAATAATGTGCGAGAATAATATATAAATTATTCTATTAATATAGTAGAATAGAGAATGACATCATTAAATACATCACCATGGATACCTGATGGGCCGCCAAGGAAGCGGGAGCCTTCAATTCGACGTCCAGTTACACAGGATGTTTCCACAAATGATATGCCCGAATCACTCGCGGAGACGGAAAGTAAGAATGCGGTGAACACATCGAAAGTTGCACAGTTATTGAGCAAGCTGTCGGAGAACAATGATGGAAACAAGCTAGCGGATTATGTCCCGAATACTCGGCCAGAGATTACAGTAAATAAGGTGGACGCAAAGGAGTATGAAATGGAAAAAGAACAAGAAAAGGAAAAGGAACCTACGCCACCTCCAACTAAATTCCTGGCGAATGACATTAATTTAGCAAATCTTAGCAATTATAATCAGACCTATAGTTCTCAGCCTATGTTTCAAAATAATAAGCCGTATTATGCTAATATGGGAATAGGAAACGATAACAGTAAGCTGACCGAGAAAATTAACTACATGATACATTTACTCGAGGAGCAGCAGATGGAGAAAACGGCGAATGTGACCGAGGAGTTCATATTATACATTCTGCTAGGCGTGTTTGTTATTTTCACGGTAGATTCATTCACTCGCGCTGGCAAATATGTGAGATAAATAAAAATATAAAACTATATTAATGGATACTATAGTTTTATCAGCTTTAATTGTGTTGGCATTAATTCTTTTATATCTAGGGCTCGAAGGAGCGTTTTCGGGCGTGACGAATTTCAATTATAATAGTGATTTGAATGTTCGACAAAATAGTATTGAAGTCAGCGCCATAAAAGAACCAACGTCGAGTAGTTTCGCGTATGGGATGTGGCTTATGCTGAATAATGGTAGAAATGGTATGATTTTCGAACGTAAAAGCGAATTACAGGTTATGTTAAGCGGAGGGTCATTAAAGCTGAAAATAAACAATAATGTCATTAATGTTATTAATAATTACCCATTGCAGAAGTGGGTGTATTTGGTCACTACTGTAGCCTATAATGAAAAGACAAATGTATCTATAGTTGATGTCTATATGAACGGAAAGATGGTTAAGTCAACCCAAATTTCGCCCCCGATAAGTCCATCAAAAGCAAAGACGTCGCGAATCACGTTTGGTGCGCTAAATGCGAAAATGATTGATTTTAAACGATGGACATATGCGCTGACCCCACAGATGATTATGGATGAGTATGATAAGTCAAATATTAAAAAATCGTTAGGAAGTTATGGTGCCGACATATCTATATTGAAGAATGATATAATGGCGAAGAGGTTCTCATTGTTCTAGATAATTACAATATCCTTTATCCAATACAAGGGGAATGCGGTTCTGCCTTGTCCAGTTTCGTAACAATGGACCGTTTCATAATTTCCAGATATCGAAACAAATCCACGTGAAAATTCTTTGTCTGTAAATTTGAAATTGTAACGTTGTCCGGGTATCAGCTCGTCCATTAAGAATGACTTTACAATTAATTCGCGTGGAATATGATAGGTGCCTTCTCCATACTGACCCCAACTGTTTTGGTAGTTTTTGTTTGATGCATGTTTATATGTTATAGTCTTATCCGTTAGTCTTACTATAATACCGGTAAATGTATCGCCATCAACTCCGACAAATATATAGCGCTTTCCAATTTGCATTTTCTTTTGTTTTGTATTATTATTATAAAATAATAATACTAATAATCAATTTTTCCTAGATAACCGCGCGACCCTTATCCAGTTTCCAGTCTTGCGCTGGCCTGTCCTGTGTATTGTTTCGCTCTATCGCTGCATCAAGAATGCGCGACTGGACTCCGTGAATCTTCATCTCGTGTAATAGAGACGCCGTATCCTTTGGAAAGCAGGTGCCGCCGAATCCACGCATACCGTCATGCCCGGGAACAGATGTGTGACTCAATCCGATTCTTTCATCTGCACATGCCAAACTACGAACACTATCGTAATTCAGCTTTTTAGCAACACAATAGTCGTAAATTTCATTACAGAACGAGACCTTCACGCTGAGAAAGCAATTGCGGAATAGCTTAATCATCTCCGCCTCGCCATTCGGCATGAAATGCAGATTGTTATGCACGATTTTATCGTTTTTAAATGCCAAATGGAATAGTTCTCCGATTCGCTGCTTGAATGAATCGTCTCTCTCGGATTCGAGAATTCCAAAAAACCAGTTCTTGTTGTTCCTGAAATCCTCTAGGAAATTCTTCTCTGTTAGAAATTCGGGCATAAAGAAAACCTTCAGCTTGTCACATGTTCCAACCGGGATAGTGGAACGCAGAACCACAAATCCACCATACTGAAGTCGTTCCAGCTCCTCAACCACACTGATAATAATGTTGAGATGGCACGAACCATCAGGGTTCATTGGTGTGGGAACACTAATGAATATGAGGTCACAACCCATTAAATCCGCTAGTTTCAAATTTGGAACCGGATAACACGACTGCGGATTGGCATCATAGGCCAATACGTCGATGTCGTCACATTTCAGCGAGAGTAGAGTTTTCCCAACAAAGCCATTACCGACAATTCCAATTTGCATTATATCCATTATAATACAAATTCTTTTTTATATGTATTTATATTGGTTTGATTTTATAGTAATCGTTCAAATACGTAGATATATTGATAATCATCATTTGGAAGATTAATGAGAGCATGTGCCAAAAACCCATTGTTTTGCGCCATTTTAACTATATCATCTTTGTTCTCCATATAGAGAGTTAATTCGTTTTGTCGAACATGTTTCGTTACACTATCAGTAAACGTCTCTTTCACAATAACGTGATTATGAGGTTTTACATCGTGAGATGTAGCATATTCGAAATCTTTGAATTCGATTGTTGCATCCGTTTTACGAGAACTGTTATAAAGATTTGCGTTTTTCAGTGAGATTTTGTCGACTATCGGCGCCAACGGATTGTATTTGTCCTTGTCAACCAAATGCAGGATTAAAAACCCATTCGGCATCAACCAGTGGTAACAGTTTCGGAAGAATATATTCTTATCTTTCAAATGGTATATCGTATAATTCGTGCATGTGATATGAGTAAATACTAAACGGTCATACACTAATGGGTCGCACGTGTCACCGCATTTAGTTTGGATGTCGGGAAACTTCTTCTGTGAATATTCAACCATATCCTTTGACACATCTAACCCATGCGCCTGATACCCTAAATTCGTGAGGCTGTTTACCAAGTGACCAGTTCCAGATCCAACATCCAAAAACACACTATTATTCGTAGAAGGCTTAGTCAATTCGATGATTTTATTACATTCAAATGCGGTTCTCTCGTCGGTCTTGTTCAGTTCGTCGTAAACAATTGCATAGAATGAATCATACACTCCGTTGTCATTCTTCAGAACAAATGGCGCTTGTTGTTCGAACCCCTCGTGATACATATTGATGTCATTTCTTCGCGCCAGTTGAATGATTGTAATCGTAATGAGGAGAACCACTAATATCATAAAATATACATTTTTTAACAATTCCATTTATATAATAAGATATGATAAATTCTATTATATAAACGTTAATTTGTGTTTCGCAATTGGGTTCTCGTATGATTATAGAATGTGTTACGTCCAATTTCCTGATTCATTACATTCGGATGAACAGACTTATCGAATGTATACTGTTGGAACAACAGCGCGCGTTCCGCAGGCGGCCTGTCCGTAGGATTTCCAACAATAACTTTGTATAAATCACTGTCTAAAGCGGGTTTAAATTTGGAACCCGAATCATAGACACTAATCCGCTCTTTGCGTCCGTATAAATCGCTTTCCATTTCCACGTTCTCTCCGACGGGCTCCTTATCGTCTAAATATACCCGGGAAAATTTGGCTCTCCTGTCTAATATAGGGAAATGGGAATATTTGGTGGAAACGGAGCGTGGGTCGTAAACTGGCTTAATTGGCATATTGTCGAATGACCTGTTTATGATTCTCTCGTTCAGTTCATCGACACGGTCGTGTTGTCCTGAAAAATGTCCTCTATGTAATCCATGTATAGGCTTTGATTCCATGACAGCTATATATTATTCGGCTATATTAAAATATAAATAAAAACAAAAACTAAAATAAATAGACATAAAGGTATTTCACAATTCAATATAGATGGTAATTATCTGTAGCGAACCCTATCCAAATGACTCGAAATACAACGAATATTTCGACTTATTTCCTCATACACTATCCGATTTCCAGAAGTATTCCATTCAGGCAATCGTGGATGGCCATCATTCGTTGGTAACTGCACACACGGGTTCTGGTAAAAGCTTGCCTGCCGAGTTTGCTATACAATTCTTTAAGGGTCAGGGTAAGAAGGTAATTTATACATCACCTATTAAGGCGCTTTCCAATCAGAAGTATTATGAATTTATCCAGAAGTATCCGCATATTTCATTTGGTATTATGACTGGGGATATCAAGATTAATCCGGAAGCCGACGTGGTTATCATGACAACCGAGATTCTCATGAATTCGCTGTTTATGGGTTCGATTTCGGACGATTTGGCATGCGTGGTTTTCGATGAAATTCACTATATTAATGATGCTGACCGAGGTAAAGTCTGGGAACAGTCGATTCTAATGCTGCCTAAACATATTCAGATGATTATGTTGTCTGGAACGATTGATGCACCCGAGAAATTCGCTGAGTGGTGTGAGAAGTCGAAGACGGTGGTATTATCATCTACCCATACCCGTATTGTGCCGCTAGTTCACTATGGATATCTAATTACTAATGAGGGGTTCGTTAAAAAGATTCAGGATAAGGCGATTCAAAAGAAGATACAGGATTCTACTGGAAAACTGATTCCACTGAAAACGGAAAATGGCGCATTTAGTGAAGCGGGATACAAAGAAGTAAAAACTACAAAGGAATTACTGGATGACTGTCATCAAAAGAGGCAACACGTTATGAATAGCTTGGCTCTACAATTGAGAGACCGTGATATGCTACCAGCGATTGCATTTGTATTCTCTAGGAAACACGCTGAACTATTGGCAAATGAAATTACTGTGCCCTTGTTGGAGTTTGATAGTAAAGTCGCCTATACAGTGAAGCGCGAATGTGAACAGATTGTGAGAAAGCTACCAAATTATGGTGAATATCTTGAATTACCTGAATATAAGCATCTTGTATCGCTATTGGAGAAGGGTATTGGAGTGCATCATTCGGGAATGATTCCCATCCTACGTGAGATTGTTGAGCTGATGATTTCCAAGAAATATATCAAGTTATTGTTTGCCACCGAGTCATTCGCTATAGGACTCAACTGCCCCATCCGAACGGCTATATTCACGAGTCTCACCAAATTCGATGGTTCGGGAATGAGGTATCTATTACCACACGAATATAATCAGGCGGCATCTCGTTGTGGAAGACGAGGATTAGATACAATTGGGCATGTGGTTCATTGTAATAATTTGTTCGATTTGCCCACTGCAACCGAATATAAGGAGATGTTGTGCGGCAAACCCCAGACTCTCGTATCAAAGTTTCGTATATCGTTTCCCGTGATTCTCAATTTGATGCGTAATAACCAATGCTCGATTAACGACTTTGTAGAATTCGTAGATAAAAGCATGATTAAAAACGAGCTAGCGAAATCGCTGAAGACGGAGTCAGCTTATGCGGAAAAGCTGAAATTAGAAATCGAAAATAACACCATGTTTACAAGAACACCGACGGATGTTTGCAACCGATATAATTATTTGAAGGACTTGTTGCCGACGGTCGCCAATAAGAAACGTAAAGAGGCTGACCGCGAGATTAGTAGTATTCTGAGTGAACATAGAAATTGTATGACGGACTCTGACCAAATAAGGAAGCTAAATAACAAGCGTCGTGAGCTGGAAGACGTATTGCATTATGTCGATTATTTGGAAACATATGTGAACATACACACGAGGACGGTTTGCGATATTTTATTGGAGCGCAAATTCATAGAACAAACCAGCGAGTCTGATTATACGTTCACTAGTAGGGGGCGCATCGCTTCTGGTATTGCCGAAATGCATCCCCTTGTAACAGCAGATTGTTTGAATTCATGGGTGGAACTTACACCAAAACAAATTGTGGGTTTGTTGTCGTGTTTTACGGATGTGAAAATCGAGCAGGACCTACGCTCGTCGGTTCCAACTACTAATGACGCCGCACTAAAACGCTGTATGATTGAAATCTTGGACACATTCCGGATATATGAGGATTTAGAAAGAGTGCGCAAGACGGACCCCGCATATGACTACGCAAATCCAATAATATATGATATGGTAGATACAATGATGGATTGGTGTGATTTATCGGATGAGGTTGAATGTCGACTATTTATTCGTGATACGTTACTATGTTCGATTGGTGATTTTACTAAGGCGATTTTGAAAATCAGTGCGATTGCAAAGGAGCTTACCGCTACTTGCGAGCAGAATGGTATGGTAGAATTCCAACATAAGCTGAGTCAGATTGATGGAATGATACTTAAATTTGTAGCTACCTCACAGAGTCTTTATCTCTGAACCATTCATATATAATGTCGTTTTGTATTTGAATGACCAAATATAAAAATCGAAACAATTTATTTCACGTTTTGTTGCGTAGTCTAGGTAATTATTCGGGTCGGCACTGGATAATATTCCGATTTTTAACTGTTTCATTTTTAAGGTTGGCATGCATTTATTGGCTCGATATGCATTTAAGCCTTTCAACAAGTCATACTTGACTACCTTATCGAGGCCTTCATGGTCGTCAGATATATAGTCTGTTTGTAATTTACCATAGTATGTCTTCGGAATATTTCCGATTTTATACATAAAAACGACGGACGGCATTTTTTTATTCTATAACTACTATAGAATAAAATCTTTATATGCCATCTTGTTGCAAACATTCAAAGAAGGCCAAATCGTGCAAACGAGTTACTGATGGGAAAAAATTTGGGTTGCCGCGCCGATTTACGAGAAAGCGTTGTAAAAAAATTAAAGGATTTACTATGCGGTCATCCTGTGCGCCGTATTTAGGATGCGTAATCTAAACCGATGAAGATTTCAAATGGGACGCTTTCTTGAACGCATAGCGTTCATATGCGACTTTGTCGCAAGCATCCGTTTGGAAACTTATCGGTCATAATCCTTAAGAAAAAAATGGGACGAAGTCCCATTTTAATTCTTCAAGGGTTTAATCTGAATCCAGGTAATGCTCCGGGACAACACCCGCGTAAATGTCGAGAACCTCCTTAATGACTTCTTCGCGCTCAATATCGCCCTTGTTGAATTCAATACTGGAAATCGACGAAGACCTGCACCCCTTGAATTTATCCAAGAAATCGGCCAATCCATTTATCTCGTCATGTCGATCGTGTTGGTCCAAATCGCCTGTAATAACCATGCGCGAGTTCTCTCCAAGACGGGTCAATAACATCTTAAACTGATTCACATTAGTGTTCTGGCATTCGTCGGCAACAATCCACGTATTCTTGAATGTTCTCCCTCTCATGTATGCCATTGGTGCAATCTCTATAATTTTCTCGGTCAACATCATGGTCACTTCCTGTGGCGAAATGAACTTATAGAGAATATCGTATATAGGTCGAACCCAGGGGGCCATCTTGTCCTCCAGCGTGCCAGGTAAGTATCCAAGGTCTTCGTCTGCACTCACCGCAGGTCGCGTGAATATTAGTTTCTCGTAATTCCCAGTCAAGAATTCGCGGATACCATATTCTGTCCCAATCAGCGTCTTTCCTGTTCCGGCGGGTCCAGTGGCAATGATAATTTTATTATGTGGTTTTTTCAGTGCGCTCATATATCGCGCCTGTGACTCGTTCTTCGGCTTGGCAAATTTCGAATCTATCTTGACTCGCTCCTTCTGAGACATGTATTGATAATTTTCCAACACGGTTTTGGTAGATACCTCTTCCTTTGTCTCCATATGATGAGCCAATTCCTCGCCGATTATGCGGTTGTGGTAACGACGACTATTACCACGTTTCATTTGCGAAGTTGTCATATACTATACTAAAGTAGTAAAAATTTGACCAATATACGTATTTTCGACAATAATGATATGTATTTCATTATTGTATTGCGATTTATGGTAACGACGTTACTCGTCCTTTTTGTATGTGGTGCTAAAATAATTCGCCAGTCGTGGTTGCGTAGGTCGAATACCCACTATCTCTAGGAAAGCATTTATCCAGCCAGGTTTATTTGTGTCCGCGTTTTTCTTATAAATAATGTATCTTCCATAGAAGAATCCGGTGTAATGAGGCACGATGAAATAAATCTCGAAGAAACGGCACACTGCAAATAGCTTTAACATGTCATCCGATGCCTTAAATAGGAAGAATGTAATAATCGACGAGGTCCCCTGAATAATAAACCCGTATCTCGCAATGTGCTTATGGTTTTGGAAGAGACTACCCGTTGCAAAATGTAGTCCCGATGCGAGAGCCGGCGCCAGACTGACCCAAACATACAGATTATGACACCATTGACCCCAGCAATTATAACCGACAATTACATTTACTAGGTTGGACATGATGAATAAGAGAGCCGACGCTTTGAACTTGATATCGCTGTTATTGAAGAAAATGGCACCTACTAGAATCGACTGACCCAAGTGAATGATTTGGTCTTGCCATACATCCACACTCTTATTCACGCCGATATGCTCATTCAAGAATGGGTATGTCACATGAGCCAGTCCGTGACCAATTGCGAGTAAATTTGAGCACACATATGACGCTGGATATTTATCACGAACTAAAACGACACTAATCATCGTAACCGGAGCATAAATCAAAAGAGATGATAGAATCGAATCCTTACCCAACATATAGACAATCGACATTACTGACCCGACCATCAAATTGCTCCCTAGTAGGAGAAGGCATGCGTGCATCATATCGGAGTTCATTTATATTCTAGTTTGTTTACGTAAAAACATTTAAGTGATTTTTATTTATGTTTTACGTTGATATGATGCCGGTGTAGTATACCCAAAGACCAATGCCCATGAAGCACTTTGCAAATAAGTCTAAAATATTCATGACGATATTCTTATATTCATCATTGAATAAATATGCGACCCCGTAAATACTCCATATAGCGAAATATATGCCAAAGAGAATACGATTTGCATTATTGGCTACGGGTTTCACATATTTGTCATAAATTAAATAGAACATTCCGAAGAATGCACCAAATCCAAGTAGCTCGGCTGCCCATATACTAATTTGTTTCATTTCACCCAAATATCCGGCATATAACATAGCATAGTCGAGTAGAACAACCGCTACCAGTGTCGGCAGACTAATTGTCTTCTTTATGTTGGAACTGAGAACCAAGCAAAGTGCAATCAACATAAATGGTGTAGTAATAAACCAATCCATATATCGAATTTGCGATGTTTCGCTCCAGTCCATGTTGGTCATCTTTTCCTCGGACTTCACTATCTTTTCAACAAACAAGGAGTAAAAATATCCTGCCACCAGCGATATACATGTCTCTAAATTGAGAACATGGCGAACCGCCGGAATATTCGTTCGCATGGCCTCGATGAATGTAATTGTGGCGGTTGTCAATAATAGGATGTACGTTATTATAAAGGAAAACTTTACCTGATTATCGAGTTTCTTGTATTCAGGTTCATTCGGCTTATCCTTCTTAATGATTGTGCTTGCGCTCATTATATACTATACATTAAGAGAAAAATTGATTTTATCTTTAGATATTATAATAAGCGCAAAAATACAACTTACTTTACAAATGACTCAAGACGATGACGTGGTTATCTATGGTAGTGGCAGCGACAGTGATTCTGGTGACATCTATGACGAGGATGGTGAGTTCATGGAGGCTGACAAGGCTAATGGTGCGTATTACATTGGTTTGTGTGGATATGTTCCCGACCAGCCCGAGCCGCTTCTATTGAGCTCCATCAGTGCGAACGCGTTCTTCAACAATACGCGTGGCGATATATTGGAGTATTTGAGGGATTATAGCACAACACGTGTCGATAAGCCCGCGATTGATATTATGAAATTGTGTGTCGATGATAGACAGACATACAATGTGATTGTGAAGACGCACTGGTTGCGATTGTTCCAGCGTAAGTGTAAGAAAGTGTATGCAGAGCGCCAGAAATTTATCACTTCGAGAAAACACCCGCGCGCACTAAGGTATCGTAGTCTTAATGGTAAGTGGAAATATGATTAGGTTTCGGTATTACTTTGTAAACGTCATCAAATATAAGAATTGGTTTATATCGCCGAGTATCTCGTCACGAACATTCAATAGGTCGGTATCTCTTATTGGGTCGAGCGTTTTATTCATATCAGTCAAAAAATCGCGATATTGGTGAACTCGCAACTTGAAATCAGATTTGTTATGGGTATTTACTATTTTTTTACTAAACTCAGGTATACGACATTCGTCTTTGCCCAATAGTATTTCAACGAACGTATCGACATGTTCATTGAGATTCGAATAAAGCTCATCGGTTGCTTTGTGTTCGGCAAAGGAATATGTGTTCCAGTGATACAGTTTGACTATGTTTAACATACCGAGAAACATTTCGACGATGGTAGTTTTCAACGATGCTTCCTTCTTGCACCGCTTTTTTATAGTTTGTCTATTCTTCGCCATATACATTACTTGTAGAAATCATTCACCCAGAATGTAGCATCCGTCCAAGTTGGGTTCTCTGCCTTCCAATCGTTCAGTTCTTTCAATAGCTTGTCATAATTATCCGTTAAAAACTGCTCTGTTACCTCGTTCCACTCTTGCACAATCACTACCGGGAGTTTTTTGTAAAAATGGTCCAATTGTGAAGTCTTTAATATAGGTATGGTTCCTAGAAATATTGACTCGTATATTCGGTGACAATCTATTCCCGTTCCTTCTGGTGATAATGTGTATTTGGATTTGGATACATCGTGATAAAATTGCTTTGTAGACAAATTTGCACGGATTGTAACCCAAGGCTTGTTAACAAATGTATTATAACATTGTGTTCTCTTTTGCATGTTAGTTCGAATGTTGAAATTCATGTAGATTAGTATATCCTTGGAATTCTGCTGTGCGTGAACTTCTTTAAACCAATCATGATTTTTGTCGACGAATCCGATTGGTATTGGGAATAGTAATGGGTCATTAAAACTCGCATTGATTGGATATATACGATTTATATAACCACGTAATTTCTCGAGATGCATCTGTGTAAACGCCAAGTCAGAATTGTGCGATATTAGAATGAATTTGTGCTTTGGTGGGAATGCATAGAGTGTATCCATAAATCGCTGAAAACAGTCTAAATTTAAGAAAATCATGTCATTCTCTTTAATCTCACTCGATTTAAAGCGTATTGGGTATCTTGGACAACATGACCATTTGGAAATATTACTAAACTCAAGTCCGCATATCATTTATATAATATTTTATATAATATTTTATATAAGAACCAAAAATGAAAATGGCAATTTTAATATACGGTAGAATCAATACTTCTTTAGAAAGTTACCAAAACATGCTTTCGCATATAGTTCAAGGACATGACGCCGATTTTTTTATAGTATGCGAGAAAAATACAGATGACGACGTTATGCGTGGGGTGTATAAATTATATAACCCAAAAGTTATGTTTAAATCTGATGAAAATGTTAAAATAGATATTACAAAATACAAATCTTTTCCAGAAACGAATCGAATGAATACTATGTATATGTTTCTAAGTCAACTAAAATTAAAACAAATTGTTAATGAATATATTCGGAATACTGGAACAAATTACAATATGCTGATAACCACGCGAATGGATATGATTTTAAATGACTTGATTAACCTTGGCAAATTGATGCCATATGTGAATAAAGGTATATTATCAATACCAAATCAAGATATGGACCACCGCGGAGGCATATGCGGTTGTTTCGCAATAGGAGATTTAAATGCAATTTCTATATATCTAAGTGTATACAATTCAATATACAATTTATTGGAAAGTGATGTAATATTACATCCTGAATTTTTAATTGCTTGCCATTTGAAATCGTCGTATATAGAGGTTTATCGCTTTATTATGAAATGTTCTAGGATTGTATTTAAAGATGACGCAATCTCCTTTGCAGAATTTTCTAAAGTTATGTTAGAATCTAAAGATATGATGGACCCAAGATTTGTTCGATTTAGACAAGCTACTAAAAAACCGTCAATAAAATTGATTATATAATAAATTTCTGAATGTTATAATACAAAATGATTCTAACACGATATTTATACGACAAGGAGCAGGTGGAACACTCGTTGTTCATTGCGCTGCTGAACCGCGACGTAGAGCGCGCTAAGTTCTGGATATATGAGCTCTATCATTCGGGATTCAAGCAAGAGTCGTTCATTCTGGTTTGGCGCTTGTATTACCAACTATATGCCGGATTCTTTGTAAACTTGGAGGGATTACTGAAGCAGCAGACTTTGGAGTGGTTAGATGACAACAGACGAGATTGGACTATTGGTACTATTGTTCAAAACATGGCTAGATGCGAGACGTGCATCGAATTCTACCGGATTTCGCGCGGCGAGCATACTGCTCCGTCTGGGTTGAGTTACTGGGTAGACCGGATACGCGCTGTCAGATTAGGGGGACTGTCGTCCCCCCTAAGACCCCCCTGCTGCGATGAGGGAGTGCGAGGAAACCTTGGTTCCCTGCCGGGCGATTATTTCAAAGTGTTCGATGAATTCGTTGCAAAGAACGGATGTTTCAAAGTAAAGGGTAAAAAGGCACGTGCTTCGTTTCGCGACACCTTCGAAAGAATTAAAATCCTTCCTTTGGAAATATTGAAGTATGCATGTATTGCACGTATGTTCACTGGTGTGTTTCTACTGGATTCTGGTAATGGTTTTGACAAGAAAGTGTATATTATTTTACAGAAAAAGGACGTAATTGCCTATAGAAATAAACCATTTGTTCAGAACAAGAGCTGGCGCATTTTGCGTCGCGAATGCAAATATCCTCTCGACTTGTCGCCAGATTATTGTGGTTCGCCTGTGTCTGAGTCGGACTGGATAAATCACGCATATAATTCGCCAATATGGCGTCAGCGAATAGAAAAATACGGCGGTTCTCTGACAAGCGAAGGAATCGTTGTATTCGATAACGAAGAAAACGAGGAACAGTTTCATGTATGGTATAACATGGAAATAGATGAGCAACCAGCGAGCGTCGCCGATAATTGGAAAGGCGTAAAAACGAATCTTGAAAAATACGCATGCGAACCATTTAATACCTGGGCGTCAACTTATACGTTAAAAGTGTAGTCAATCCGAATAATATACCGCCCCATAATGTATCAATCATCATAGTTCTTAAATGCCATTTTTTCAATAGGGCGTATGTTGTGGACTCATACACCCCATAGACTAGGAACCCGAGTAACATCGCATCCTTAACCGGTCTGCGGTCCTTGATGATGAAGTAATACAATCCAAAAATAAGTAGTGCGTAGCATATTATCGCGCCTAAATAACGCACTTCGAGAACAACACGCTGCACCTCGGCAACCTGTAGCTGGAACATGTCTTTGTTCGCGAATAGGAAAATGCCGTCGATGACTAATAGAATCAGTCCGGGGAGAACAAGCTGGTCAAATATTTGCATATTTGTTATATATTAGATATTTATATTATTGTATCTATTGAAACAACTGCGTTAAGCTCCTTCCGTTTTATGTTAGTCTGTTGTAAATAATACATGAAGTATTTATTGACATTTGCCACACAGTTAATCGCAGTATTATAATTATATTCACTCAACTGTGTATATTCATCGAAGTATTTAATGCTATAGAACCAGTATGGTGGTATGTAGAGAACATAACCGTTGTCAACATCGAACTCTAAAAATTTCACTTTTTCGTAATCATTCAGATACTTCGGTTGGGGGTCCCATACGTCTATCGGTGAACGAAATTCGTAGTGCTCATAATCGCACATCGGATGCAGATATTTGCGGCTCTTCCAAGGCGTCATCTTGATTTGTATTTTACCAGTATTTACGCATATGAATTTACGAGAACCTGTGTGATATCTCAGTGCGGTTCTCGCGCCCTTTGCACCAAACATAACGTCTTCACGTGAAATTACATTGAAACTCGGTTTCAAATAATCATCTACCTGTTTATTTTTATTATAGGGAACGTCCGTATTATTCTCCGAATAAAAGCGGCCTTTTGGGTCTGTCTTGATAAGAGTGTTTGCATTCGAATATGGCATGGTTATGTAATCACCCGTTTCGAAATCGTTTCTGTCTTTAATGTTCACGTCAGTGTCGATGTCGACATTATAGAATAGTTCGGGGTCTAGTTCGAATAGAACTGGCTGTCTCAACTCACAAGTCTCATTCAGTTGCTGATTGCTAGTATAATCCATCTCATATATTTCGAGGTCCTCTGATTTTTTGAATTGGGCGGTCATATGAATATATAGGAAGAGAACCACCACAAATATAATCACAGTTGTCAAAGTATTCATTTATAATATTGTAGTATATATACAACATTATAAAATAACGCATATTATTCATCGTCATCCGAAATCTTTGGTGCCAAGAAAAATCGAAGTGTAGTGTCGGCATCTCCTAAATTATAGACTACCTGAATTGGATTATTGGTTTTGAATTTCAATTCGACTTCCTTTGATAGCTTGTGAAACTGGGACATACAATGCAAATGGGCCAGACTGAATGACATCTTCAGACGTTCTCCTTCGTCAATTACAAACGACGTAAGCTCGTCGATGCTTATTTCCGCTGACATCTTTCCATACTCCTGACTATCCGAATACAATATGATTTTCTCCTCCGAACACTCAATGTCCATGGAATCACCGAACATCTTCAGTTGATTGATGAGGTTAGAGAAATTAGTTGATGGGAGTGAGAACTCGGCTTGGTATTCTATAGCAGGTATCGTCATCAATTCAGCATCTAAGTCAATCAACGGCATCTCGAAGGTTTTATCGAAAATCGTCTTGTTGTCTGAACAAAATTTAATTAGTAGACGGTCTGCATTATCATTACACTGAATTTCGATATTCTGACACTTATCGCGGGTGCTTAAAATCTTGAATAATATAATCGAATTTACTCCAATCGTCATGGAAGTTTGCGCATATTTGTCAAACCAGGTAGCGGGAATATTCAACTCCAGAATCGCCACATGTCCAGAGTCAATCGCCTGGATGAACATCTTTTCCTCCTCGAATATTATATTCACACTATCAGAGAACAATTTCATGTTCTGGAAGATAGCTGCGAAAATATCCGCCTTTATAGGGTTATTAATCTGAATATTCATTTTTATATATAAACAACTTAGTTTTATATCTTTTATTACACAAATCCTAATTCTGCGAGTTTTGTCGGCGTCTCAGCCTTTGTATATTTCGTCAATCGCGACATAACCAGCGGGTCTATGAAATGTCCAATAATTTTCGTAATATTATCGACAAGACTGGGTGTATTATAAAGGTATGCCTGTTGTAGATAAATTGTATACTCGACTCCATCGCGTTCGGATGGGTCCATTGCAAATAACTCTATTAGTCTCTTGTGGCGTTCAACTGCAGTTACAGTAAGAGAATCTAGATTAATATGACATTCATATGACCCATACGCTTTTATACATTGAAGGAACAATTTGTTACAATAGGTAACAAATGCCAAATAATTATCAGGATTCGCAAATAACTTCAAAACTGCATAATCAATGAATACACGATTTGTATTTAGTATCACGTAAGCCGCTTTACTAAACAATACATTTAAGTCAAATTCTGCACACACCTTTTCAGTTAATTCTCTCTTTTGGTTCGCCTTAAATAATACACTCTTCTTGTTGTCCGTGTAATAAGCCGATTTGAACTTTTCAAGGTCATTCAATAAATTGTCGGACATTTTATAGAATGTTTTTATATTTTTATATTAATTTGCTTACTTATTTATATTTATTCATCGGTTTGGAGCTCTACAGTCTCTAAAGTCAATCCTGCTTCGGCGCTGACTTTCTTCGAATCAGGACCCTCGAATTCCGACATAATTTGGATGCGCTCATCTACCAGCATCTTGTTTACCTCCATAGTGAATGACTGAAGCTTCAAGACAATATCCTTCAGTGTTGTAATTTCCTCAACCAACAAATTGAACTTATGGTCCATCTCCTCTACATATGCTGCGATGGATTCGTTCTTTTCATCGCTTATCGTCGACGACTGTGATACGGCTGGCGTCGAGTTCTCGAGTTTAGCTATACGCGTATCAAATAGTGCAATAATCTGAGGTAGCGTTAACCTTGACATAGATGCTCCGCCGGGCGTAGAAGGCTGGCCCGACGGAGGCGCAGGCGATTGTTGCTGTTCAATAACTCCAGCACGTCTTCGTTTAGCAGCGGCAATTGAATTACTCATGTATTATAAATATAATATACAGAATCTCTAAATAGATTTTACGCACTCATCTTTATGCGGGGTTTACGCCCCCCACAATAAATACATAATTTCTAAATAACTGAACTCAACTGGGGGGCGTGCGGGGGGTGGAACCCCCGCATAAATACATAATTTCTAAATAAATGAATTCAAGTGGGGGGCGTGCAAAGCTGGTAAACCCCCGCATTTACGCACTCATCTTCATTTTAATCATACTGTGTGATACATAGGGCGTTGTCCATTCAATATCATCGATACAATAATCGTTGATGTCATCACGGCGTGTCTTGATATTTATAGTCGGAAACTCTATAGGTTGCCGTTCAATCTGCTGTTTCAATGCATCTAAATGTTCCTCGTAAATATGGCAATTTCCAAGAAAATATACGAATTCATCTGCCTCCAAATCGCAATGTTTTGCTAAAATATGCGTAAATAGAGAATAGGATGCAATATTGAATGGAACACCCAAACCTACATCGCCGCTTCGCTGGAACAGCGCGCACGAAAGATATTTTCCATCTCTCACGTGAAATTGGCAAGTCATATGACAAGGTGGTAGCGCCATATCGTCTAGCTGGCATGGATTCCAAGCCGTCAGAATATGTCTCCTCGAACTACGTGTATCCGTGTTTTTCAAATCATCGATGATATTCTGTAGTTGGTCGACGCCTTGTCCGCTATAATCCGTATACCGGTCCACATATTTAGCGTTGAAATGCCTCCACTGAAATCCATATACTGGACCTAAATCGCCAACAGCCCTATCATAGAGACCACGGCTATCTAAGAATTCGCGTGTGGAATTACCATTCCATATAGATACATTCTTCTCCTGTAACTGCGCGTTGTCGGTGCAACCACGAATAAACCAAAATAGTTCCTCGAAACAAGGACGGAATGCAACCTTCTTCGTGGTTAAAATTGGGATTGTCCCATTATTTAAGGAGAACCTCATGCTTCTACCGAATAAAACACGTGTTTTACCATTTCGTCCGATTTCCTCGGAACCCTTCTCTAGAATATCATTTACCAAATCTAGGTATTGTTTCTCTTCCGTATTCATTAATATTAATATACGAATATGTTTATATAATTTCTAATCAAAACTATATAGACTATTATGGAAGTTCTGCAAGAAACCAAAGACTCGACACACCAATCGTTCATATCGCACGTGTTCTCCACCACGGATGAGGACAAGGGTGAACTTCTAAATGTTGTTCAATACTCATTCATGGGCGTTATCCCGGTAGTTATCATGAACAAGTTGATTCAGCGTTTTATTCCGGAGGCTGACCCCGAAAAGTCTAGTCTCGAACTTTTAGCCGAAATTATGATACAGTTGGTTGTGATTTTCGGAAGTTTAGTGTTTATTCACCGTATGATTACATTCGTTCCGTCGTATAGCGGATTCAAATACGAGAACCTTACACTCACAAACGTTATCCTGGCATTCTTAGTGATTGTTCTCAGCATCCAGTCCAAGATTGGAATCAAGGTTAACATCATAGTCGACCGTGTGAATGAGCTCTGGAATGGCCCGACGGAGAGTGACAGGTCTGAGAGCAAGGGCGCGGTTCGCGTGAGGCAACCTGTCGCCAGACATGCTCCCAGTCAGGCAGATTACCTAGACCAAGGTGGTGTTCAGAGCAATATGTTCCCGCCCGCGCCTGCTGCTACACAGAGCCAGCAGCAGCTAGGAAATCACTACACTGGCGGACAGACCATGGAGCCGGCGTTCAATCCTGGACCCGTCGCCGCGAATGGTTTACTTGGTGGCTCCTTCGGCTCGTCCTTCTAATATTTTTGTTTTTTAACTGGTATTCAAATGCCAATTAAAAAAATTGCACTAAGCACCATTTCTTGGAATGAAATCCATTCCGTTCATCATATCCATTTTCGCAATTGTCCTATCCATATTGTTCTCCATATCCACATTATTGAACAGATAATCTGTGTTTGGACTATGCTCATTCTGTTTCACCTGCTTGTATATTAAATCGATTTTATCTGTTATCGTCGGTAGTATTTCCTTACAATGCGCATTCATGATTTCCACGTTGGTCGGGACAATTTCCGTCAATAATTCGACTGCGAAATATAGGAGATATTTACGTCTCTTGCATGCTCCTGACGTATAATTATGAGTAAATAATTCACGTATCGATGCCATAATTTTTTCGATAAATTGTCCCTTTTGTTCACTATAGTAAATCAGTGCGTCCCATACAATCCAAATGATATCACGCTGATATTTAGGTTCTACACTTAATTTTCGACGCTTACAAAGACACGATTCTTTTCGTCCACGGCATAATATATCAAATTCGATTATCCATTCAATCCAATAGCACGCATTTAACATATTCGGTTTATCACCGATGATATGATACGCAAATTCGTTTATGGCGATGAATATCTCCTTTGGGTCTTCGGGATGCAAAATGGGTTCTGCGTATAAGGTATTTGGCGCTTTCAGGCGGTCGGTCATCTGCGTCATGTCAAATTCCTCTGTTCGGTTGATTTTTACTGGCTCGAAGCTAGTTCTCTTGACCGATTGTGTGATGATTGTAATTACCTCTGCAAATAACCGTCGAATGGTCGGATTATTTCGCAGTTGAATGACGCTTGTGAAATGCCCTTGTTCTACTATATTCCTAAATACGGCTAGTCTCTTATCCAAATAGATGGCAATTTTAGGATTACCAATATGTATATATTTGCCCACGAAATAGAAAATCGCTTCCCACGCATCCTCGAAATGACCTGAGCATATCAATTCTGCGCACCAATGACACGCGGGTTCTATTTTTCCCTTCATCATATTATTTATAAATTGTTCTTTGACCTCGGTTTTTTTATAGTTTGAAAACGAAAATCCTCTGAATTCAGTTGGTTTTCGAATATCATTGATTAGCGAATCAGACATTTTACATTACGCATAAAATATTATCATAATTTTTACGACATTTATATGTAGATATAATGTATATGGACATTCCGATAGAGAATCATATCGTTAAACTGGATAAAAGAATTAATAAACAAATGGAAATATACAAAAACCGTGAGCTTAATGATTTGGAATTTAATGCCTCAATTGTAAAAGTTAATATGAGATTACATGATATATATGATGCTTTAAGATTTTACACATCAGAACAACCCAAAAAAGAAGTATTTGTCAACTTGAAACATTCTTTAGAAAATTTAAGCAAATTGCGTGGTTTTAGACCAGATGACAATAACCATTTTTTCAATGTATACAAACAACCCATTTTGGAAAAAATTAATAAAATAATAAATACGCATGTAGAACGTAGCGTGGCTCCTACACCTACGCGTAGTTACTCTATAAGGACACCTAGAACACGTTCTAGCGGTGGTAAAATTAAAACTAAGAAAAATAAAACCAATAAGAAGCGTTAATACTTTTCTAGACATTTTCTAACAGCATCCTTTATATTCGAAACGTGGGGGTAGAGCTCTTGTAGCAGCGTCGTATCCAAACGGTTATTACTTCGGTCAGACGCCAAAATCGCCCGTTGTTCTTCCTGTGTAAAATTCTGCCATTCAAATGAGGGGCAAACGATTTCCTTATACATCTGCAGAATCTCGTTGTGAGTAATTACCCCCGGATTTGTCAAATTGATTGTGCCACCCCGTTTGTGCTTCATCATATCCAGAACTAAAGGCAGAAGCTCTGGTAAGACGGTCATCGAATTTGGCATTGAACATATCTTCTCGTAGTTTGTGATTTTGGTTATGAAATTACGAGGGTTCTCGTTATCGGTTATCGGCATGCGTATCCTAAGATTCAACACATCCTTGCCATATAGGTGCATTATACGGTCGGTGAACCCTTTTACAATCGAATAGGATGAACCAAAAAAATTGGGTTCCGAGTTTTCGGCGAATCCGTCACCATCATGTCTGTCGTCGTATTTGAAAATACAACCAGTGCCCAAGTATGTGTAATGAATCCTGGACTTTCGGCATATATCTGCCAAAATCAATGGTGCGAAGAGATTGTCGCGGACGTTTTCTAGTAGTTTTCCATCCTGTTCTAAATAATCGATAGTGCTATAGGTTTTGTCGCCGATTTTGCCGTGGGTTCTCCCAATAAAGGAAATTATGTGAGTCGGATTACATTCCGAGATTTCTACTAGAAGCGCAGTGGGGTCATCTACACGTGCAGAACCACAGACGTATTCGCAAGACCCATCAGCAGTTATAACGTCGATAAACTGCGAGCCAATCCAACCACGTGCGCCGTAAATAAGAATCTTCATATAGTCATTCAAAGAACGATTTGTTTATTAGGTTGATAAAAAAATTGTTTTATAGTGTTCAAAAAATTTATTTATAAAAGGAGGGTTTTAAAGGGAACCTTGGTTCCCTTTTACTCGGTAATAATCCTCGGCACCACATTAATCGTCTGCAACTCCTGGAACAACAGCTTGTTCGCATATGGCATATCGACCAACGCGAAATCCGTCTTATTGCCACAAGTCTTGCACAAATGAACCGTAAAATCGCTGTTCGTATAGAATTTCGTATTGTTGTTCCCATCATTACACGCCGCAATCATTCCACACTTCTTACACACATTCACCTGATACTTATCCGATGAATCGAACAATCGCTCCTTACAGAATCGTGTCGCGCCATGTGAAATCAATACATCACGTTCCATCTCTCCAATCCTGAGACCTCCCGCCCTCGACCTACCCTCCGCAGGCTGATGCGTAAGACTTACCATCGGACCTGTTGCGCGACTATGAACCTTGTCAGCAACCATATGCTTCAGTCTCTGATAAAACACCGGACCAATGAAGATGCTCGTCTCCAGCTGCTCTCCAGTGAGACCATTATACATAACCTCGTTTCCATAGCTCTCATAGCCCAGCTTTTGTAGCTCCTCTGCAATCGTCTTTACATCGAGTGTTCCGAAACTCGTCCCGTCACCAAACAGACCCAGCGCCAATAAGACTTTACCGAGAAGCATTTCCTTCAACTGTCCGATGGTCATACGCGACGGAATCGCATGCGGATTAATGATGATATCGGGTCTCATTCCGTCTTTGGTAAATGGCATATCATCCTCGGGAATGATGTTACCACAAGTTCCCTTCTGTCCATGCCTACTAGAGAACTTATCACCAAATCCAGGCTTGCGATGAGTTCGCGTTCGAACCTTTGCACAGTTGTATCCGTCGCCATTTCGACCAGAGTAATTCTTATCGATATACGTATCCTCCGCAGTGCTAAACACATGGCTCTGGTCCTCGAACTTAATGACCTTTGTCGGGTCATTACGATTCTCCTTGATGGGGATAATCTTCGCGATAATAACATCCCTGTCCTCGACCAACGTATTTTCGGGAATGAATCCCTGACTGTTGACCTTGTCGTAATTTCCGAATTTGATACCCCTCGTCTTGGCCGGGTCAGGCTTACAACGGATAATCTCGTCACGAATAATATTCTTATCTTCGTCCTTTTCTGTATGGTAAATCGTGGCTCCAAACATCCCTCTGTCAATCGACCCCTTGTTGATTAGCAAACTATCCTCCATATTATAACCCGTGTGCGTCATGATTGCAACGTGAATCTGACAACCCGACGGAATCTTATTGAGCTGAATGAAGTTCATGAGGCGTGTATCAACAAGGGGGCGACTCGGATACGTCAATACGTAAGCCGTTTTATCCATTCTCTTGTCGAAATTCAGTGCATATACGCCGAGAGCCTGCTTTGCCATTGCACATTGGTAGGTATTCCTAGGCGCCTGGTTATGGTCTGGGAACGGCGTGCACGACGACAATACACCGAAAATTGTGCTCGGATGAATCTCACAGTGTGTATATCGAATATCCTTATTCACTTCCATCTTATCCTTCTCCTTCATCGCAATCATCGACCAGTTTTGCTCGTCGGGGTCGATATACTCGATGACCGCCTCAGACAGCTTGCATGACGTGAGCAAATCATTCCACAACAACTCTTTCTTGCCTAGTCGGTCAATGACGTCCTTTGTAATCAGAGCCTTTCCATCCTTCACGCGCAACACTGGTCGCGTCAGACGTCCGCCATCACTACAAATGCGTATCTCGGCATTGGCATAATCGAATATAATCGACGTATAGATGTTGATAATACCCTTGTGTTTCTTCATCTTCATCTCGGCAAACAACTCCACTGGGTCCTTGGCAACTCCAATCCACGCACCATTGATGAATACCTTGACCTTGTCATACAACTCCTTCGATTTCACCGCATCGATTTTAATGACATATGGGTCCACATAATCATATAGTGAAGAACTGTTGGTCGGTATAGTGATGTGCGCCATACAACCAATACTTTTTACTACTCCAATCGACTGACCCTCCGGCGTCTCCGCGGGACACAAGAATCCCCAGGTTGTGCTATGCAATTTGCGCGGGTCAATCAGTTCGCCACTCTTCTCCAACGGCGTATTGATTCGTCTCTGATGACTAATGCACGACGCATATGTTAGCCGATTCAGCACCTGCGCGACTCCGACCTTCGAACTGTTTGTCTGTTTGATGCTAAAGTCGCCGGTCGATAGTGCGCGCGTGATACCGTTCTCAATTGTGGTCGACTTCAAGATTTTGTAGATATTCGTCATATTGATGATATTCTCGTAGTCCTCCGTGGAGCGCCATGAGCCGTTATTTATCTCGCGCACCACGTGCTTCTGCATCTCCTTGACTAGCTTGTTGAAATAGTTGCGGAACAGATTGTTCAGTAGCGTTCCCGTTAGCTCAATACGCTTGTTGATATACGAATCGCGGTCATCCGGAGGTTTCCAACCAAAACTGGTCTGAATCAGCTTGTTCGCCATATAACCAATCAAATACAACTTCTGTGTCGGCGTCTTGCAATGAGGGAACAGGTCATTGTTCAGCGCGTCAACCGCGAATTCTCGTTTCTTAATCGCACCCGTCTCGCGGTCCATATTAATCGGCGTATACGCAACTGACGAGGTAATGTGTTTCAACGCATCCTCCTGTGTCATATATTTGTTTGCGTCTATAATCGACGCCTGTAAGAATGTCAACATTTCCGCGTATTTCTCGCCTTCCAAGTCCAATACAATGTATTCGCATATTTCCTTATCCGTCATTATTCCCAGAGCACGGAAAACCGTAAACAGTTCAATAGGTTGCTTAATCCTGGGTATCGTCATGAAAATTCCATTACCAAAACCATTGTTTTTACTCGCGACCATCATCTCTACCTGCTTCGGCGAAATGCACTTGAAATCCGGGACCGATTTAATCTCCGCGAACCATGACCACTTCGTAGTATTCTTACCATCGAAACAGTAAATCTTATTCTCCGCAGCACGCTCTTGACCCAATACCGTCTTCTCCGACCCCTTGATGATGAAATACCCCCCACAATCCATCGGACACTCGCCCGTGTGCTGGTGCGAAATGTGCCCATTCTGCGTGAGGACACAAATCGACGACTTCAACATAATCGGCATCTTGCCGATGTTTATTTTTGTGAGTGTTTTGTTGATAATCTTCGGCGAATCCATCTTGTCCGTATTGCGAATCACGTATTGGATATTCAGGTCTACCGTCATATTCGAAGAATATGTGAAATTACGCAGACGCGCCTCCTGAGGCAACATTAGCTTGGTCGCACCATTGTTCTCGTGAATTTGTGGAGGATATAATCGGAAGTTTTCGAATGACACGAATGTCTCCAACATATATTGTCCGTTTTCTGCGACATAATCGTTTTCTGAACGGATATTCACAGGGTTAAACATCTGGATGGTGCGGAGGATTTGGAAATTGACAAAGTGGTTGTAGGATTCAATCTGGTGTCGCACTAATCGGTCGAGGTGCTGACCACGGAAATAGGACTCGAGAATTGTAAAGGGTTCCTCGGAATAGTCGCCAAGGTGCGCAATGGGCGAGGTTGAAATGGGAGAATCGAATGGGTTCGCCAATACCTGCATCTTTATATGTTCCATCATCTTTTCCTCATCGATTATTTTTCGGATTTCTGTTTCCGTCTCCGGTTTAGGTCTCTGGACAATCCTCGACTTCTTGACCTTGATATATTGGGGGACAGTTGTCATTCGTGTGTGTTAATTGTGCTATATTCTATAGAATAATATAGCAAATCAATTTTTCTATTTATTTTCGCGAAGAGTGGTAATTTTGATTAAACCAGCGAACCGTTGTTAAAATTCCCCATTTAATATCCGTAAATTTGTAAGTGCCGATTTTTTCCACTAATCGAGTATTATCTGCAGTTTTCTTATATTGTCCATCACTATAGGTCTCATCAAATAATATATAGTCATTATAATCGAAACAATCCGCAATTATTCGCGAAACTTCTGCAATACTCACTTCGTCCTTCTCCGGGACCGATAAAATCAAAATTTCATCATCATAGTGGAAAAGCGTCCATAAAATCAAATCTGCTAAGTCATCCGAATATATAAACTGTCTCAGTGGCGTTCCCGTCCCCTTCACCACAAAATGTTCTCCTTTCCGTTTCGCTAAATAACACTTATGGATTAGCGACGGAATCACATGCCCGTCAACCAGGTTAAAGTTGTCATTTGGGCCATACACGTTCGTTGGAATCACACAAACGAAATTGTCCCCGTAATTATCCCTATACGCCTTACACTGGATATGTAACATTCGTTTTGCATACGCATAGGCATCATTCGACGAATGAGGAGGGCCATCGTGCAACATCGTTTCATTAATCGGATATTTAGTTTTATCTGGGAAAATACATGTCGACAAACAAGCAATGAGTTTGGTAACTTTGAAATCATGGCAGCATTTGACCACATTGAAATTAATCTGTAAATTGTCTTCTAGCATTTTCACCTTATTATTCATGTTTTTGAATAGTCCACCGACGCATGCTGCCAAATGTATAACGTGTGTGGGCGAATGATGTTTAAACATATTTTGTGTATCGGTCATTGACGTTAAATCGTAATCCGATGACGATACAAATATTAGTTCAAATCCGTGAAATTTGTATTGAGGAGCAATTCGGCGTATAGCGTTACCAACCAATCCAGAACCACCTGTTATAATAATTCGATTTTTCGACATATTATAATATTATATGCGGATTCCTTTATTAGGTAATCCGTGTCCAAATAAAATCATATAAATCAGCACAACGGCCGCAATTAAAATACTGCGGTTCTCCGCGACGCTCTGAGACTGCTTCATAACAAGGAACATGATGATGTATAGGATAAGCCCTATCACAATTGCGTGTAGTAACATAACTAAACCTCTCTCCATTTTTATATTATATTATAGTAGTGCAAATTAATATAAAACTTTGGTGATAGATAGATTAATGGATTCTATAACGAATTGCCGTATCTGCAAATCTTCGGATTTACAAGATGTAATTTCCCTCGGCGAACAATATATTACATCGCGTTTTCCTAAATACGGTGATTTTTCCACCCCGAAAACGCCGATTGATTTATGTGTTTGTGCGCGATGCCGGCTACTTCAGTTGCGTCAGACCACATTTGCGTGTGAATTATACGAGCACGAGTATGGATATAGGTCGGGAATCAGCAACACCATGCGCCAGCATCTCCTAGAATACAAGGAAGAAATTACGCAGGTCGTTCAATTGAATGATGGCGATACAATTGTCGATATCGGTAGTAATGATTCGACTATGTTGCAGTATTATTCTGATAAACTCCGACGCATTGGTGTCGACCCCACTGGGAGCCAATTTTCGCAGTATTATGGTAGCATCGAACTGTTACCAACCTATTTCACGGAATCCAATTTTCGCGGAAAGTATGGCGACACAGTGAAGTGTAAGCTGGTGAGTTCTATATCAATGTTCTATGATTTGCCGGACCCTGTCCAATTTGCCAAGGATATATATAGTGTATTGGCAGACGATGGCATTTGGACATGCGAACAGAGTTACGTAGTTTCGATGTTGAATACAAATAGTATTGATACGATTTGTCACGAACATCTTGAATATTACGCGCTACACCAAGTCAAGGAGATTGCTGACCGGTCGAATTTCAAAATTATCGACGTGCGGTTCAACGATTGCAATGGCGGTAGTTTCCGCGTTTACTTTGCAAAGCGCGATTCAACGGCTTATTCGGAGAACATCGAGCTAATTCAGAAGATACTATCTGATGAAATTGCGTATGGTTTAATGGACAATTCTGTGTATGAACGGTTCCTGGCGAATTGCGATGCTCAGGTAAAGTATTTGTGTGATTTCATTGATACCGTAAACAAGAATGGTAAATCCATATATGTATATGGCGCGTCCACTAAGGGAAATTGTCTTCTCCAGTATGCCAAAATCGATGAAAGTCGAATTAAGTATGCCGTGGAGCGGAACCCCAACAAGGTCGGTAAGATGACGAACACTGGTATCGAAATTATCAGCGAGGAGACCATGCGAGCAAATCCTCCAGATTATCTATTGGTCTTACCTTGGCATTTCAAAACCGAGATTTTGGCGAGGGAGCGCGAATTCACTGATGCGGGTGGACAATTCATTTTCCCTTTCCCGCAGTTTGACGTTGTCGGTTCGAAACAGAAGGTCTTGGTTACTGGTTGTGATGGTATGATTGCTAGTTACGTCAAGGATGAGTTTAAACATACAGATTACTATTTATATGGTATTGGGCGAAGTGAACCTTGTTACGAGAAAAATATTACCAAGTTTTATTTCGACATGAATGATTCCCAGCAATTGGAGAGAACTATCTGTATGGTTAAGCCGGATGTGATTATTCATTTGGCGTCTATCTCTAGTTCGCACTACGCTCTCGAACATCCGATAGAAGCATTGAATGAGAATGGCATGATTGTTGCAAACATTTGCAATATTATCCATCAGAATGGTCTCAAGACGCGCTTATTCAATGCATCAAGTAGCGAGATTTACAAGGGACATCTCGATTATTTGGTTACCGAGGATGATGCGAATATGCATCATTTGCATCCGTATTCTATTGCAAAGAGTATGGGACATAATATTGTCGAATTCTATAGGAAGACGTATAATTTGCCGTTTTCGAATGGTGTGATTTTTACAACTGAATCAAACCGGAAGAAGCCAGTATTTCTACTAAATAAGGTCGCGGAGCATATACGTAATTGGAAGAGTGGTGATAAGACGCCGCTGCAGGTGGGGAATCTGGATTCGTATCGGAATATATTGCACGCGAGCGATGTTGCGCGAGCCATTAAAACGATTGTCTCAGTTGATGGAGGCGATTCTTATTTGATATGCAATGATGTCAGTCATAAGGTGTTTGATTTGGTGGATATGCTTTATGATAGAGGTGGTATTAGATTGAAACTGCAGGGTAACGTATTGTATGAAGGTGATGTTCCTGTGGTGATTATATCGAATGGTTCACTCAATTGTGAGAACTCGCCTACGAATATTAGGGGTGAATGCGTTAAATTGAAAGGGCTCGGGTGGAGACCGCTTATTTCGATAGGTCATATTCTGGATGATTTCTAATAATAAAAATGATTATTTACATATTTTTATTATATTTATGCGTCCTCAACTACGGCAGCGGGAGCTGCCTCCTCTTCAGTAGCAACAACTTCCTCAACCGCGACGGCAACCTCCTCAGTAGCCTGCTCAGCGGCAACCCCGGCAGCTTCCTCAGCAGCAACTTTGACAGCCTCCTCGGCGGCAACTCTTGCAGCTTCCTCAGCGGCAGCGGCAGCAGCCTCCTCAGCAGCAACTCTGACAGCCTCCTCGGCAGCGGCAGCAGCCTCCTCAGCGGCAACCCTGGCAGCCTCCTCAGCAGCGGCGGCTTCTTCAGCAGCAACTCTGG